TCTAGGCAAAGTACAGATGATGCAATATCACTTGCGTCTGACTCTTCTGTCTCTTTAAAACACAGTGCATCCGCTAAATTAACCACGACAAGCACAGGGGTAACCGTTACTGGAACGTGTACTGCCACTGCTTTCAGTGGTGATGGCTCTGCATTAACTGGTGTTTCTAGCGGTGTAACTGTACAAGAAGAAGGAAGTTCATTATCTACTGCTGGAACTACTTTGAATTTTGTTGGTGCTGGTGTCACTGCATCTGGTACTGGAACAACCAAAACAATAACAGTACCTGGTGGTGGTGGAGCATTAGAATATGTTAAAACAATTCAACCATCATCTAACGTATCTACCATAGTAGAAACAGGTTTAGAATATGATCGTGTATATAAAATTGTTCTTTCAGAATTATCTTACTCTGCTGGTTCTGCATTGATGGTCAAACCACATGTAGATAACAGTTCATCACCTCATAATAATTCTGATTGTCAAGGAGGATATGTAAATAAACTTACCTTTTATTCGTCTGCTAGTTATGGTTCAAATGTTGGTAGGAGTCCAGAATATAGTGGTTATAAGCAACAAGATGCATGGAGTATATACCCTGGTCATAATCCTTCTTTTCATAGTGGAATTTTAGAATTATATACTGGTAAGAAATCTTGGCTTTTTTGGAGATTTTATGCTCATGGTGATTTATCTGATAGTCATACAACTAATGATTATCAAGGTTGGGTAACTGGCTTTGGTGATAAGTCACTCGCTAACAACACAAATAATGATTCTAACCAAACTGATACTTATGCTAAAGTTAATGGATTTACATTACAAGATATCTTTGGAGCTAGTTATACTTCAGAGACTAAAATAGTCCTTTACAAATACAAAGAAAGCTAATGAAAAAATTTTTCAATGGTGTATTAGTTGAAATGACTGATACAGAAATCGCAGAATATAATGAAAGTTTGGATAAACCAACAGAAGCACAAATTCTTGCACAAAAATGGGAAAATGTACGAACACAAAGGAACGGTTTGCTTATAGAGACAGATTGGCTTATTACAAAAGCATCTGAAACAGGAGTTGCTGTAAGTGATGAATGGAAAACCTATCGACAAGCTCTTAGAGATGTGCCAACACAATCCGACCCAGATAACATTACATGGCCGACAAAACCTAGTTAAGAGGGTAAAATACAAATAATGCGTTTTTAATTACTATGTCAACAATAAAAGTAGAAGAAATACAACATCCGTCAAATTCTAACAATGCAGTATCTATAGCATCAGATTCTAGTGTCAGCTTGAAACATAGCGGATCTGCAAAGCTGGCAACTACAGCTACAGGTATTACTGCAACAGGTGGTACGTTTACAGGTTCCGTTGTTTTTGAAGATGCAATAAATGAAAATGTATTTGCTATAACTGACGCTTCATCTGTTGCTTTAGATCCTGATAATGGAATGGTACAAACTTGGACACTTGGAGCGAATAGAACTGCAACTGATTCTCTTACTACAGGTCAATCAATGCTTCTTATAGTCACTGCAAGTAGTTCTAACTATACTTTGACTTGGCCTACTATGAAGTGGAACGGAGGGTCTGCTCCTACACTTGGTGGTGCTAATGCTACAGCAATAGAATTATTTAAAGTTGGTAGTCAATTATATGGAGCGACAATAGGAGATCTCTCATGAGATCACATCATCTTCGTTCTGCTGGTGGTGGCTCATCTTTACCGATTGAAGAAAGTGGTTTAGATATATATTTAGATGCAAACGATTCTAATTCATATTCTGGTAGTGGCACAACATGGACAAATTTAGCACCATCTTCAACTTATGGAAATATAACATTATTAACTAATGGCTCTAATAGTACTTTTACAACTGGTACGCCAAATTACTTTACAAATTTAAAAGGTTATTTGAACACTAGTAATACAACTCCATATTTTCCATTCACATATTCAGTTTGGATTTACGTTACTACTTTTAACAATTATATGGTTTTACTAGAACAAGATTATTTTAAGTATAGCTTTGAAATACATGGGTCATATATAGGTTTTTATAATCCTAATGGTTTTTATGTGACTTCTAATATGAATTTAAATCAATGGTATAATGTAACATTAACATTTGAAAATATTAGTCCTACGGATTACCAAAAAGTATATATAGATGGTTCTTTGTTTCATCAACGACAGGCTTCAGGTTCTGTGGAAAGTTCTATAGATCTAGATTGGAGTTTTGGTGCTTCTGATGTTCAACCACCTTCTAATTCTAGTTATGAATTTGCAGGTCGTATCGCAGCTTATATGGTTTATGATAGAGTTCTCAGTGCGACAGAGATAGCATCAAATTATAATGCCTTAAAATCTACATACGGTCATTCATAATGATTTTGATACTAAATATTTCTAAGCTAATATGTTTATATATTGATTTGTAATTATGAAATACGCAATTATTGATGGTGCTAATGTGAAAAACACTGGTACGATCCAAGAATTATTTCCTAACACTAGCTTTACTACTGCTGGCCCTAATACAGATTTTTTGACTGCAAATAATGTTGTCGAACTTGTACAAACTCTGAGCTATACAGAACCAACACAAAAGCTATCTACTGTAGATGCTTATGTTGAAGGGGGTAAAGCCTATAACGTAAAGGTAGAATCTACAACTTTAGATGAACAGACTGCTCTTATAAATCAACAATGGGCAAATATAAGATTTGAAAGAGATCGTAAACTACAAGATACAGATTGGAGAGCTAGTAGTGATTTAACACTATCCGATGATTGGAAGACTTATAGACAGGCTTTGCGTGACGTACCAACACAGTCAGATCCATATAACATTGCATGGCCTACAGAACCTAGTTAAAATAAAAACAAAAATTTATGGCTCGTAAAACAAACGAAGAACTAAAGCAAGAACTGGAAACTTTACAGAAAAATTACGAAGAAGCTGTACAAGTACAAAAAAATATTCAAAATAGAGCATTAGCCATTAATGCAATATTGGAAGATAGAGCCGAAGCAGAAAAAGAAAGTCAGTTTGAAACTTGTACACCTAAACTTGAAAAAGCTCTAGAATCAACTAGCATATAGCTTTAATTTAAAAAAATTATGCTAAAGAAAGTTTTAACACTATCTGCTGCATCTGTAGCACTTAGCGTTCCAGCTTATTCACAGTGGTATTTAAACCCAGAATTTAATCAGACAAGTGTAGGCTCTAAGTGGGGCGGTAATACAATAGAACTACACCTCGGATTCGAGGATTCTATCGGAGAAAACGGGTCGTATTATATCCAGGCTGGCCCAAATTTTATTAACCCTTCTGTAGGAGATTCTGATACTAAGCTCTCTGGTAAAGTTGGTGGTGGTTATGACTTAAGCGATAAGTTAAATGCTTATGGTGAGTTCTCTATTCTTACTGGAGATAAGACAACCAAGGGAATCAAGGGCGGACTAAAGTTTGTTTTTTAGTCATAATTGACAACGTGACATATAGAGGTGCAAGTGCCATTACAGACACAAAGGTTATAATGGTAACAGGCACTAATGCCTTTAAAAATGCATCTCTAATCATGTTTCAAAAGATCTCTAATATTTTGAGTATAGCTTCATTCGTACTCATAGTCAGCAGTTTAACTTCTGCCTTTATAGGTTACAAATATCTTAGTTCTGAGCAGTTTAAATCAAAAATTATGAAGCAAATAATGAATAATGTATCTTCACAAATAATGCCAAAAGCACTTGATAATGCTTTGCCTAGCTCTACTGGCATCTCTATACCTAAGTTTTAGTGCCTGATATAAAAGTACCGAAGATAACGATACCAACTGTTGATATTCCTTCTGTTCCTTTTGTCACTGAATTTGTTTTAACAGGTGTGCAACCTGCCTGTGATTTAGTTAATAGAGATCTGAAGATAACACAGAATCCAACAATAGTTTTTTATAACCGTAAGCAATATGCAACCTGTCCTCAAGGACCGATAACTGCTACTGCACCTGTTGAAGAGGAGAAAACTACTGCACCAAAAGCAGAAAGACAAAGAATTAGATCTATTGTTTACGATCCAAATGACACAATAGAAACAGAAAGCTCATCAAAATATTCATCAGGCATAAAACTGAATGGTGCATTTATGCCACCAAAGGATGATGATAAGGATGAGCAGGAACCACCACCATGTCCTGACTTATCAAGAGTGCTACCAGTTGGAAGTTTTACATCAGATTTAAGAACAGAACGTATAAAAGAATATAAAAGAGCAGATAATGGATATGATTGCGTTCCAATTCTTGAAGAAGTCACTTTCCTTAAATCGGTATTACCAACGCCTGCTGCTGCTCTTAATGTTGTTACTGTTTCTTTCATTGCTGCCAGTACTCCACTTCTTTTACCTATCGTAAAATCTGCAAGCAAGACAATATTTAAGAAAATAATTGCTAAATTCAATAAGGGCAAGAAGGATTAAGGTCTGTATTCGACTTGCCCATAAAATATTATTTGTTAAGATAAATTTGGCTAGAAATAAATCAACCACCTTTTCTTGGGTTATTAGGTGGTTTTTTTATGAATTGACTTAGTTAATATTTTGTATATAATAAATAACACAACTGTTTCATGGGTCGCTCCATGATGAGAAGACGTTAGGAATGGGTCAGGTAAAGCTGGATCAATTTATTGATAGTACCACCTAGTCAACAGTTGTTTTTAAGCATCTGTCTCTAGTTTGGTCACTAGATGCAAAGAGGTTGAGTAGTCGGTTACGACATTACTTTCTCGGCAGTTGCTTATTTTTTTGTTTTTATTTCGTGTGTGTGAGGTAATATCTGGTCTGGAATCGTAGTAAGAACAATATTTCTACAAGATATGGCATCATCTCCTACAAACTTAATACCTTCCCTCAACATAGCACCACATACCTTGGCACGATTAAGATTAACCTCTAAACGCTTTGCTTCTAACATAAACTCTTGTGTCTTTCTATAAGCTTGTGCAGCTTTTAGACATTCATTATTAAATCTTTTACCTAATGGAACTTGTAAACTTATAGTCGCTCCATAAGACAGATTATGGTTCGTTTGATCTATTCTTTCCTGTTCTGCGACATATAAAATACTCCCTGGATTAAGCAACTGGCCTGTTTCGCTGTCCGTTGCAGTGTCATATATATTAGTTCTTGATGTACTAATTCTTGGAGTGTTAAAACCCTCCCCTTTAGTTACAAAAGGAGTGAAAGCCAATGTTGGTAACTGACATTGTATTCCGTTTGAAAATCTATGAGTTGGGAAGTTTCCATTTATGGTCTGGTAGCCATTATTAATTACTGTGCCTTGACTTGAAGAACTAGGGCTACTAATCGTAGTGTTTGCATATACGGGGCTAGAACATAATAATGCTATTGAAATAGCGTTACAGAGTCTTGCACAGTTTCTATAGTTTGGTTTCTTGTGATAATAGATACTGCGTCTAGTCCTGGAGCGAGAAAGTTTTCCATTATTGAAAAGTCTGAAGATCCTGGAATCATCTCCCACTGAGGTTTGGTAGGTAGATCTGGTGTCACCCATTGAAAGCTAACCTTTCCTGTATTCTGACTTGTAGTATATGTGGCATCAGGTGATATGACAGAGCCTTCCTTGACACGAATGTTTTTTCCAGAAACACTGTAGCTATAACCTGTCCTATAGTTTTCAGTGACAATAGTTTCATTGATAGTAGAAACACTTTTGCTTGTAGATTGCATCTGATTCGCACTGAATCTAGGAGTGGTAGCCTGTGCATACGAACTATGAAAAGCTATAAACAAAAGCAAAAACCATCTCATTAGTCCAAAGAGAGAGTTATTGTTGATTGCAGCGTGGCTGTGGTACCTGCGCCCATATCCGATAGGTTTACAGTTAAACCTTGTCCGCTATCTAATGTGATAGCAACAGAACCAGGGTCACCACCTGCGACTACCGTATTTTTACCAAGGAGAGGCAGTGATGGAACTGCCCCATTGGTAACTGTGGCAGATAACAGGCTTGGAACACTATCAGCTTGGATATAAGATTCTGATACAGAGAAAGCATCACCAGCAGTAGTAATTGAAAACGAAGTGTCTGCTGAAACTACTGGAACACCATTAGATATACCATTGCTACTAAGATTTAGAGATCCTATCCCACCTGCTGTTCCGTCATTTGGTGTCACATTCGTACCAGCGACACTGATTGAAGCTGCAATCCTTTCAGATGTAGCACTTGCTGGAACTGTAGTAACTGACGCAACTGACTGAATAGAATGAGTGATGTCTGCAAAACTAGCTGTTGGAAATGCCAGTAAAATCAAAGGTAAGAATTTTTTCATTTTTTAGAAGAATCGGGGTCTACAATTTCTGCACCAATAATCTTAATCGGTGTCTCAATTCTAACGGTTTGATAACCACCAGACTGTGACGCTAGTAACTCTTCTACTTCTTTTTTATTAAGAGGTTTATCTTCTGGCGATTTATAAGTACCATCACCACGTTTCTTAGCACCCTCTAGCCCGAAGCTGGCCAGCGCCCCCGTAAGTAACGAAGCAGGGAAAGTGATGTCTTTTGGCTCATTGCTGTAACCAGGTATAGTTATATAGTTAAGAGATACAATAAAACCACTCCAACCAACTACAACTAAACGGACTACTACTGATATAAAAGCTAATTGTTCCTCTTTATCTTCTATAGTCTCTTTTATTTTTTCAAGCGGGTTTTTGTTTTTGGTTTTTTCTGTTTCCATAGGCTTTTTCTGTCATAATAGACATAGATCGAGGACTCGTAAAGTGGTTGAGGTAATTGCTGCATTAGGTGGAGCTTGTTTAACAGCTTGTTTTGTTTCTGTAGGTTCAATGTCATACAGAGGTAGACAATCAAGAGATGATCTCGTGCGAAATACAACAGCAATAGAATTATTAACAGATAAAATAGAAGTTATGCATGAAGACATGAGAGAAGTTTTTCATAGATTGAAAGAAGTAGAAGTTAAAGTAGCAGAAATTAAGCCAAGACGTTAAAAAACCCCTTCCCCTTGGACTAGGAAGAGGTTTAAAAGCTCGAAAGTGGAGTATGAGCTATTTCTAAATTAGCAATAATTTTTAAAAATGCTATTTCTTAATAAGATGGTAACTCGACTACTCCTTTAATTACTTTCCCACTTTTACTTTTGTCTTCTTAGTTTTTTTCTTTTTAGAAGAACCATAACCTCTTGTTTGTAATTTCATTTTATAAATGTAACTGTAAATAGTATATCTTTATTGCCTTATATATCCAATACGTTACTTTAAAAATAAATAACATGTTATGGATATACTTATGCCTTGGTCTGATTGGTTTACAAAACAAGCAAAAAAACGTAAAAAAGTTGAAAAATGGGTTATGGCAGATGTGACACTAGAAGAAGAATTGAAAGTAGAAGTTTTCTTGCGTCATGTTATAGATTGTTTAGAACCTGATGAAATACCTGATTTAATTAGTGGTTTTGCAAAAGAAAATTTTAGGCTGACAAAAATAATAAATCAGGCAGGAGATCATATAGACAAAATAAATGCTAAATCTTTCTTTCCCAAAAATAAGCACAGTCTTTAGCCCAAATACCACCACTTGCTTTACCTTCTGGCATGCCAAGGCCACATTCTGCTTTTAAAACTAAATGATGAATACAATCAACGCATAATGGATGATCTCTACTCATGCATCTAGCATCTGCATACAAATATTCTGCTTCTAAAATAGCAGGTTCTAAATCATTACTTTCTAGCGGTAAATCTAATTTGCCTTGTTTTGTTTTTATTTTTACTCGCCATTTTTTAGGTTTTTCTTTATACAAAACCATTCGGCCTGCATGATACCTAAGAGATGGCATTAATCAGTCCAAACTCTTCCATCAATAGTTTCCCAATCTTTTGGTGGCTCACTAATCCAATGTCGTTTACCATTTATAACTCTAAATACATGATTTCCGCAACAAACAATTTCACCCTTATTAAGTGTTTTTTCTTCTTTCATTTTTGATATTAATTAACGATTTTAATAATACAATCCTTCCATCTTGCTTGTGCATATTTTATGGCCTTATCCTTACTTTCTGCAAAAGTTGATAATTTCATAGGAGAATTTCCCATCCCTATAACAATTAAATTATATTTTTTTGTTTCTTTATCTTTTTTTGCTCTAGTGACACCTTCCTCATTAGATCGCAATGACTTTAATTCAGTATCTTTAAAATTAATATGATTCATTTTTCAACTCTAATCTTTCTTCTGGTGTGAAATCTTTTACAAACATTTTTGATAGTTGTTGTACTTTATAATTATGTTTTAAAATTATAGTCCTTATATTATCGTCAATCCTGTCATCTTTAGCTGAAATAGTACAATCATCTTTAATATGCACTAAATGATCATAACCTCGAAGAGCTTGATCTAATTCTTTTTCATACTTTTCGAGTCTTAATTTTTTCAGTTGCTCTAATTTTCTTACTGATTTAACGTCTTTACGTTTCATGGTTTTATCTTTTCTAATTCTGCAATAGCTAATGACCTAGCTTTATCATTTATAAATCTATATTGCTGATGATCTATATATTCTAAAATTATTTGCGAAAAATGTTTGTCATATATAGCCCTAAATAAACTTTCGTCATAATCTAAATTTATAAGTTGAGATAAAAAAGCTTTACATACTTGTTGTTTTCTTCTTACCTTTTGATGCCATTCTTTGTCATAAAATTCTTGCTGTTCTTGCTTAAATTTTTTTATTGAATCTTCCATATTATTTATTGCCATCATTAATTCATCTTTAAGCAACAATATTTCTGGATTGCTAAGTTTGCCTACATCATCTATAGACACAACTTTATCAATTTGTTTACTATTAAATGTTAAAGCCATAGATAAAGATAATTTAAATACATTTTAGCTAAAAAACTAGGTATTATCTAGTTTTAGTGTTGTTTTGCCATGATTTTATCAATACTTCTAATTCTGCTATACGCTTTCTTGCTTGTTTTACTTTTTCTTCGATAGTCATAAAAGTAAAATACCAAAATATTATATTAACTTCCACCTATTTGTTTTCTTTTACGCATTTCCTTTAAGGACTTTTCTCCTTGTGAAATATGACCTTGAATTAAGGTGTAATAGTTTTTTTTATGTTCTAGTTGCTTTCTATCAAAGTCAGATAATTTTTCCTCGTCAACATCTACATGAAGTCTATGAACTTTGTGCTTAAAGTTGTTAAGACTTAATTCAGCCCTTCTTGATAAATAATCAACAGCCTCTTTATCCTCAAGAATATGTATCTGTTTCCTTTTTGTTTTAGTTACAACTGGATAGCCAAGCTCTTTGCAATTAGTTTCTATATGATGATGTACATCTCTAAACGCATATTCATCAGGGTGGCAAAGATATTCTTTATTATTGAATTTCTCTACTCGTTTGTTATATTCTTCTTCACCTAAAATAAAATATTTATAGTGATGAAGGACTTGCTCTTCAGAAAATACATCACCTTTGCGGATTTTCTGATAGTCGATTGATAGGATTGGTAAATCTTGCATGATTAAAGATAAAAATAAAATGTAGCCTGTTAAGTACAGGCAGACTTAAAAGTTAAGTGAGGGGATTAAAAGACACATTAATCTAAGGGAATACAACCCAATGAAAGGCAAATTATAATAACCCAATCTAGGACTTACACATAAAGAAGCCTAGTAGAAACTTGTGGCTGTTATAGTACAGCCGAACTTGTAATAAAGGAAAAGTCAAAGGAGAGTAAAATAACAAAAAAAATAATAACTCAACCAAAACCAAAGCAAGGGAATACAAATCTAGGACTTACAAACAACTTAGGGAGGTAGTAGTACCAGTTGTTTTGCCTAGTCAAATTCTATGCCTGTTTAGTACAGGCAAACTTGTAAGTTATGTTATCAAAAATCAGGTTAAACCAACTCAACTCGAAAAAAGGCAAGCGAAGTCAAGGTAAATCTAGGACTTACAAGAGATGAGCTATGCCTAGTGAAAATTCTGTGCCTGTTTAAGTACAGGCGGACTTGCAAGTTATGTCGACATAAGTCAATCGAAGGTAAAACATCGCATAAGATCTCAAGCGAAGCCAATCTAAGAGAAACCAAGCGAAGCCAAGGAAAATCTAGGACTTACACCGAAGATGCCTAGAAATTTAGACCAATGCTATCTCTTCGTATTCAAACTCAGTGACTTCAAACTTTCCCGCATTGCCACCATTCTCAGGTCTATAGCTTCCAACACCTGAGTATTTGCCACTGGCTTTTAGCATAGTTTCTAGTTCTGAAATCTCAACCTGACTTGTATCACAAGTTAATGAAAAATTTACTGACCATTGAGGTATCTTTACCCTAGTAATCCATATCAAACTACCACTTCTTTCACCTCGCAATCTAACCCAAAGCTTATCATTCCACATACCATTGCAATCTTTTGCACCGTCATAATTAAGAAGCATATCTTCTGAAACAGTTACACCTCTATCAAATGCAGCCCCTTTCCTGTTGTTAAGTGCTTTTGCAGAGTTTCTTATTGACTTACGCAACATTTCTGCGGGCATATATGGATCTTTAAAACCTGTAAAAGATACATTGCCATTTGTATCAACAGTACAATCGCAATCGTCAGTACTATCTACAGCCCAATGACATGACATAAGAAAATCTAATTTAGAAAGAGTAATATAATCCTCTTCTGTTTTTTTTCTTTTTTGTGAAATTGGTGTACGGATTTTGTATAGCGGTTCTGATGGATGCTGATACATTGGATTTTGAAGTTGTATTGGTGTAATACCTTCAAGTGTTCCGAGGACTTTGTAAAGTGCCATAAGTTTAAAGATAAAAAATAAGATATAAGTGCCTGTTAAGTACAGGCAAACTAAGATGTCAAATTAACGGAATAGAAGACAACAGATGTCAACCAATCGTAAGTGTGGACTTACATAGGTTTACTCAAAAGGTGTTATGCTCACCCTTCCTAATGCCACATTGTTAGAAGGGAAAATCTTCTTCTTCTTTTTTACTAGGTGGATCATTTGAAGGACTCGCATTATTAATGTCACCCTCTTCAATCTCTTTTTGTTTTGCATATACAGGTTCTATATTTAATGCCTGATAGTTTTTGCCATTATTAGATTGTGATAACCAACCACTAACTTTTACAGGTACAACTGGCTCTCCATAATATTCATTAGGATCAGTTTTGCATTTCTGTAAATAGTCAATAAATTTAATTAATTCAGACTCAGGTATTTGTAAGTTACCAGAATATCTAGGATAGTTTTTACTAGAGTCGTAGCTATCGCCATATACTCTTTTGTGATCTTCTTCTGTATTAGAAAAAATTGCAAGTTTTAATTTAAAAGTCATTTGTTTAATTGTTTGATTGACGTTTAGCTA